CAGGTAAAAATGGTGGATCTGGTATAATTTACTTAAAAGCACCGGGAGCTGAAGGACCTAGAATATCAGTAAGTCCTGGAACTAATACTAAAACAACTACACCTGGTGGAGACACACTTCTTACATATACAGTATCGGGTTCATTAACCATTACATAAAACACACTTTACACAATAATTTTTTAGTGATATTTCTCAAAACATGAGAAAGCATAAAGATAAAATAAGTAATTTTACAAAATTAATAAAAACAGAAATACCTAAAAAAGTATTTTTAATAGAATCATCAATAAATATTGATCAAAAATATTTTATTAAAAAAATTGAAGAAGGCATATCAAATAGTGATAATAAAAATTTTGTAACTAATGTTTTTGGACAAATGACTAGTTGGAATTTTTTTAATGAAGATGATGAATTTTTAAATGTTCTTATTAAAATTTTTGATATATTTGATGTTGAAAATTTAATTGAAAAAAGTGTTTTAAAAGAATCATGGGGAATAAAATTAAATAAAGGAAATTTTACAAAATTACACGATCATAAAGAAGCTGTTCTTTCAGGTGTATTATATTTAAATGATAGTGATCAAGAATTATTTTTTCCAGAATTACAAGTATCTGTAAAACCAGAAATTGGAAAAATAATAATATTTTCAGGTATTTTAAAACATTATACAAATAGAATTTACGATGATAGTTCAAAATACGCTATCGCTTTTAATATGTATCAAATGAAATCATGGTAAATAAACAAGAATATTTTAAAACACCAATTTGGATGGAAGATAAGCCAGAATTTGTAAAGTCTCTTACTAAAGCAACTGATAAATATATTAAAGAAGCTAAAGAATTAAGAAAAAAAGAAATTAAAAAAGATAATGATTTTGGAACTTCTTATCATTCAACACCTTTAACTGTAGATACTAAATTTAAAGATTTTCATGATTATGTAGGTCAAAAGGCTTGGGAATTTTTAGATTGGCAAGGATTCGATATGCAACAATATACAACGTTTTTTTCAGAAAGCTGGGTACAAGAATTTGCTAAAAATGGTGGTGGTCATCATTCTGCACATATTCACCATAATCAGCATGTTGGTGGATTTTATTTTCTTAAAGCAAGTGAAGCTACTTCTTATCCAATATTTCATGAGCCTAGAACTGGGGCGCGTTGTACAAAATTAAAATTTAAAAATGAAAATGAAATTAGTTATGGAACAGAGTTAATACATTTTAAAGTTAAACCGGGAATTTTTTTATTTTTTCCAGGTTACATGGAACATGAGTTTTCAGTAGATCATGGTAAAGAACCATTTAGATTTATTCATTTTAACATACAAGCCATTCCTAAAGAAATGGCAAAGGTAGATATATAATGACACAGCTAAAAAAATTAACAGGGATGCAAAAAAATGACTAAAATTGGTTGGGTTCCTTTTAAAAAAAGTTATCATAAAGATATTAATATAGAATTTATTGATATGATTGCAAAAGAACCTGAAAAAATTAATAATTTTTATAAAAAAACAACTAGCCTTTTTACAAAATGTCCAGCAAATGCTACTTTTTTAAAAAATTTATTTTTAATAAGAGCACCTTTTGATTTAGAAATAAAAATAAAAAGAAAAGAAAAATTTATATGGGTAAATCAAAAACAATTATTTGTAGAAAATTGTGTAGATCCTAGATTTAATCAATATGGTGAAAATGATAAAGCATTATGTTCTGTTTTATTTTCATATATATTTTTTGCTGATCAACCTGTATGGATAGAAGTATATCCTCCATTTTTACATGGGGAAGTTAAAAACACTAGATTTATAAACGGAACTTTTGATATATATAATTGGCATAGACCCGTAGATTTTAGTTTTGAAATTATAGATGATGAAAAACCAATTAAAATTAAAGAAAATCAACCCTTGTATTACGTTAAATTTTTAAGTAATAAACTAAATGATGATTTTGAATTAAAAAGATTGGAGTGGACTGAAGAATTAAATAAAGCACACAAACGTTGCATGCCTCAAAATTATATAGTAAATATGGCATGGAAATTAATGAAATTAGGAAATAAACTTAGACCAAAAAAATTTATAAAATGAACCTACATAATTATTTTTATTATTTTAAAAAAGCAATTCCTGAAAAAATATGTGATGATATTTTAAAATATGGAAAATCAAAACAAGAACAATTAGCATTAACAGGAAATGAACAAAAAAAAATATTAGATGATAAAACAGTAAAAGATTTAAAAAAATTAAGAAATTCTAATATTGCATGGTTAAATGATAAATGGATTTATAATGCTATTCATCCATATGTACATGAAGCAAATCGTAGAGCAGGTTGGAACTTTGAATGGGATTGGTCGGAATCATGTCAATTTACAAAATATAATAAAAAACAATTTTATGATTGGCACAAAGATAGTTGGGAGCATCCTTATGATAATTTAAATGATTTAAATATTCATAATAAAATAAGAAAGTTATCAGTGACAGTGTCTTTATCAAATGAAAGTGAATATTCAGGTGGTGAATTAGAGTTTGGTTTGAATGAGGAGAATCCTGATAAAAAAACTAAAACTGTGATTTTAAAAGAAATAAAAGAAAAAGGTTCTTTAGTTGTTTTTCCTTCTTTTTTATGGCATAGAGTAAGAAAAGTTACAAAAGGAACAAGGTATAGTTTAGTAATATGGAATTTAGGATATCCATATAAATAATTAAAAAGGAGAATAAATATGTCTTTTAAAAAAAATAATTATTTAATAATAAAAAATGTAATTAGTAAAGAATTATCTGATTTTATATATGCTTATTTTATAAATAAACGAGAAGTTGCAAAAATACTTTTTGATCAAAAATATATTTCACCATTTGAAACAATGTTTGGTGTTTGGACAGATCCACAAGTTCCAAATACATATTCACATTATGCAGATATTGTTATGGAAACTTTATTATTAAAAGTAAAATCAACAATGGAAAAAGCCACAAATTTAAAATTAATTGAAAATTATTCTTATGCAAGAATTTACAAAAAAGGAGATATACTTGCTAGACATAAAGATAGGTTTAGTTGTGAAATATCTACAACATTAAATCTAGGTGGAGATCCATGGCCAATTTATTTAGATCCGACAGGGAAAGAAGGAATGGATGGAATTAAAGTTGAATTATCTCCAGGAGATATGTTAGTGTATAAAGGATGTGAATTAGAACATTGGAGAGAATCTTTTACAGGGAAAAACTGTGTTCAAGTTTTTTTACATTATAATGATACAAAAAATAAACAAGCAATCCAAAACAAATTAGATAATAGGCCTTATATAGGCCTTCCTAGTTGGTTTAAAAATTTTAAATTGACTAGTGCTAAAAACTAATGTATAATGTTTTTATTTAATAAAAATTATGGCACATTTTGCAAGATTAGAAGAAGAAACAGATCAATATAATCCATCTCAAAAAATATGGGTTGTAAAAGAAGTAGTTGTTATTGGTAATGATATACCAACTTCTAATGGTTCATTAGGAGAAAATGATATGCATCCTGATGGTGAAACCTATTGTCAAAATTTATTTAAAGGAGGTATTTGGAAACAAACATCTTATAATAATAAATTTAGAAAACAATTTGCAGGTAAAGGTTTTTGTTATGACTTTACAAAAGATAGATTTATTACTGGAAGACCTTTTCCATCTTGGTATTTAAATAATAATGATGATTGGAAAGCACCTGTAGAATATCCTTCAATTATTAATTACACAGAAAACAATGAAGAAAAACCTTACGTAATATTTTGGATTGAAGAAGACAAAACATGGAAAGCAAGAAAAGAATTTGATCAAAGTGTTACACAAGTATGGGATCCTATTAATTCAATCTGGAACCAAATATAGCGTGTAATAATGTTTTATATCTGGCACACGCTGCTTGTTTTATTATTTATAGCTTTTTCATTCTTTATGGGCTATAAATTAGGTAAAAATAAAAAATCAAAAAGCAAGCAAAGTTTAAACGTAGTTAATTAAGTGATATAATAGGCATAAATATGCCATTAAAAAAGATACCTTTACCTCCAGGCTTTGATAAGAATGATACAGCCTCTCAAGCAGAGGGACGTTGGATTGATGGAGATAATGTTCGTTTTCAATACGGATCACCTGAAAAGATAGGTGGTTGGGAACAAATTAACTCATCTATATTAGTAGGTGCAGCCAGAGATATACATTCTTGGTTTGATTTAACGGGTAGACGTTATGTGGTTATTGGAACAGATAAAGTTTTATACATTCTTTTTGATGAAGTGTTTTATGATATTACACCGCTTAGAACAGCACTAACAAGTTGTACTTATACATCAACTACAGGTTCCGCAACAGTTACAATTACTAAAAATGCACACGGTCTTGAAGTTGGTAATTTAATTAAATTTTCAAGTGTCTCAACACCTGGACCAACTACAACAAGTTTTACAACAGCTAATTTTGAAACTAATTCATTTGAAGTTAAAACAGTACCAACTGCAAATACCTTTACAATTACTATGCCTGTTACAGAAACAGGAACAGGAGTTACTACAGGTGGATCACTTATAACAAATCCATATGTTATCGTTGGCCCACTTGCCGCGACACTTGGTTATGGATGGGGAGCAGGAACATGGGGATTAGATACTTGGGGAACTTCAAGAACAGTTTCTAACACAACTATTGAAGCTGGTAATTGGTCTTTAGATAATTTTGGAGAATTATTAATAGCGACAATTAAAGATGGAGAAACTTTTTCATGGGCTCCTACTGCAGGAACAGGAGTAAATACAAGAGCAGCTCTTGTGCCAAATAACCCTACAGCAACAGTTTTAACAAGAGTATCAGATAGAGATAGGCATTTAATTCATTTTGGAACTGAAACAATTATAGGAACTCCTTCTTCTCAAGATCCAATGTTTATTAGGTTTTCAGATCAAGAAGATATTGAGATTTATGAACCTACTTCTACCAACACTGCAGGTACATTTAGATTAGATAATGGTAGTAGAATTGTAGCTGCTGTTAAAGGTAAAGATTATATATTAGTTTTAACAGATGAAGCAGCTTATACAATGCAATTTGTAGGACCGCCTTTTACATTTAGCATACGTCAAGTTGGATCTAATTGCGGATGTGTTGGTCAACATGCAGCAGTCTTTGTAGATGGTGCTGTGTATTGGATGGGTGATTCTGGTAATTTCTTTGTATTTGATGGAACTGTTAAAACATTACCATCTTCAGTTGAAGACTTTGTATTTACTACAACAGGAGATTCTTTAGGACTTAATTTTACAAACGGTGAAACAGTGTTTGCAGGACATAATAGCTTATTTACAGAGATCAACTGGTTTTATCCAAAAGCCTCATCAACAGAAATAGATCGAGTTGTTACTTATAATTATAAACTTCAGTCTTGGACTACAGGAACACTTGCAAGAACAACATATGAAGATGCTCATGTATTAGAGTATCCAAGTGCTACTAAATATATAAACACTTTAACTCCAAATACTCCTACAGTAAATGGTATTAGCAATGGAGGTAGTTATGTATTCGCACATGAGATAGGTGTGAATGAAGTTATTAATTTAACAAGCACAAACGTAACAAACGTTACAATACCTGCTTTTATTAGATCAGGGGACTTTGATTTAGATATAGAAGGTGATGGTGAATTTTTTATTAAAATAAGAAGATTTATTCCTGACTTTAAATATATAGAGGGTAATACAAAAGTAACCTTATTCTTTAAAGCGTACCCAGCAGATTCAACCACGGCACAGGGACAAACAACTGTGGGACCCTTTACAGTATCTTCAACAACAGATAAGATAGACACGCGCGCGCGAGGGAGACTTGCGTCAATAAAAATTGAAAATGATGCACTTAATGACAATTGGCGTTATGGTATATTTAGAGTGGATATACAACCAGACGGCAGAGGCGGAAGTGCTCCACAAACATAATGGCTAAAATAAATATTCTTATACCGGAACCACAAGATCCTTATACTGTTGATAATTTTAGACAAATTAATCAAGCATTAGAAACTTTACAGAATCAATTAAATACTTCTTATCAACAAGATTTAAGAGAAGAATCTCAGACTTTTACTACATTTATGATTAATACTGATCCAAGTAAAGATAGAAGATTAGCTGATTTTACAGAACAAGCGGAGTTGTTCTCATGGTTCTTATTTGGTAGAGAATATGTTAAACTTAAAAGAGATGCATAATTATGGCTATCATTTATAAAAACCAAGGGTTTAGTTTAGTAACTACGGGTACAACTGTACTTACGATAAGTGCTTCTTCTAGAGCCATTGTTAAAAATATTGCAGTGACTAATAATCATAATAATACTGTTCAAGTAGAAATGGGATTACGTGATAGTTCTGCTTCTGCAACTTTTGAATTTTATCATATAGATTTGGATCCTGAAACTACAGATAATGCTGCTGGTCAAGTATTAATTTTAGAAGAAAATGATCAAATTAGAATTACAGTAAATGTAACGAATGTTATAGCTGGTGTTATATCATACGCTTTGATAAATAGATCAGATCAGAATGGCTAGAAAAGTAAGTAATGGTTCAGGTTCTTTTATAAAACAAACCAATAAAAAAAGACCTGGAAGACATAGTAAAAGACCTAATAAAAGAAAAGATAAAAAAGAATATCGTGGACAAGGAAGACGTTAATAGTATATAATAATAGTTTATGAAAACTACAATAATTGACGGAGTAGAAGTTCCAGTTGTACCAGCCAAAGCGGTTGAAGTTATTACAAATAAAACT